TCCGATCGTCCCCGAAGCGCGCGACGTCGACCCCGAGGCGCTTCTGTGCCCAGTCGTAACTGTCGATCCGGAGATGCCGCGCCATCGCCCGCTCGACTTCCTCGACGCCCAGAAGCGCGTTGATGCTCGACGGCGGGAATTCCCCGAGCACGTTGACCATCACCCACGGGTTGTCACGTCCGTAGGTGGCAATCTGCTGCTCAGCCCAGGCCAGCTTGATCCGCGGCGACCGCTTCGGATTCTTCGGGTCGCCCGTAATCGTAATGACTTTCCAGAGCTTGCGATCTTGCACACACGCCCGGTAGAGCGGCCCGTCGAGCCGGGTCGGGTTGCCGGCCTGGACCACCTTCGTCTCGATGCCCGTGCCGAGCACCGCTTCGACCGTGGCCATGACGGCTTGCGGGATCTCGCTCGACTCGTCAAGGACACCCATCGCGTAGTCTTCGTGGAGGCCGGCGAGCGCGTGCGACTGTTGTTCCGCGTTGGCCGTTTTGGGCCACGTCCGCGCTTGCACCCACCACGTCGCTGGATACTGATTGTTGACGATCGCCGTCTTGCTCCACGTGAAGAGCGCGGACAAATAGGGCGATCGCTGCTGCCACTTCGCTAGCTCCGGCCACAGGTTTTGTGAAAGGTTGTCGCCGGTGATCGACGTCGCCGCGATGCGCGTGTCCGGGCGCGTCGCCAGAAAGTTCCAGATCACCCACGCGAGCAGCGCCGTCTTCCCCGGCCCTTTACACGCCTTGAGCGCTAACCGGTCGACCTGGGGAAAGGCCGCCAGGGCCTCCGCCTGCCACGCGTCCGGCTCCACCTGGAATTCTTCGCGCACCATCGTGATCGGATGGAGCCGCCACCGTTCGAGTCGTCGGCGAATCCGATCGGCCTCAGTCACTGGGCGCTTCCTCTGTTCGCCCCAACCAGGCTTTGGGGTCGAACGTCGATTGCAAGTCGATCGCCTGCACCGGCCGGCCGTAGGCGTAGGCGTAGACCAACGCGAGCAACGTGTGCTCGGGGCCCACGCGGCGGGTGAATTCCCGTCGCAACCACGCTTGATGTTGCGGGAGACCGATGAGGGCCTGGCACCGTTCGCGCACCCCGCCCGAACTCTTGTTCCGCGCGCCCTTCGGGCGACCCGCCGGATTGCCGCTCTGGCCTGTGCGCCATAACCGGCCAACCGGGGGCACCCGCAGCGCCCGTCGTGTCTTCTTTACACGGGTCGTGCCCATCGACGATCCCCACGCCCTAATCGTGACCGACGTCGCCAATCACGGATGACACTGGGAACAACGGCAAGCCCATTTCTCCGGCCAGCCAGCGCCGATACTTCAACGCTGGCCCGCGCGTGAACTTCAGTGCCGGAACCGGCTTGTCACGCGCGACAACGCGCCATTCAATCAGGCAGCGACACGAGCAGCTATCGCCCACGCGGACAAGCCAGGACCGCTCTCGCCGCAGTCCAGCGTCAGGCGCCACCCAATGGGTATGGAACCACATGACGTGCTCGCGGGCGACAAACGCGGCGCCGCGGATCAACGTCTGCTTCATCTGTTGGTCGATGCCCGCATACGGCGGGTCTAGGATCACCACGTCGAAGCTGTCGCGGCCGAACGGCGGCAGCCACGCATCGCCCCGAACGTGCGGCTTCGTCGTCGGGTCTATGTCTAGCTTCGTGCCCCACCTGGACAGCCCGCCGAATAGCTGGAGCACCGTCCGGCCTTCCGTGATGTTGCGGAGCAGCTTTTCAACAGCCGGCGGATACGACCAGCGCTTGCACGCACCTTGCCTCTTGGTCGAGCACCACAACGTCTCCGGCCGACGGCTTACGGTCATTGTGACCAGTTTGTCGCGGACATTAGCCTACAAGGTAATCGTGACCGACGTCGCCAGCACGAACAAAACGCCGGCGACCGCCCATAAGCCGAGCCCGACGACGAAGGGCGCGCCGACCGTCACAACCGCATAGGCCGCGGCGAGACAGAGGCCCCCGCCCGCGCCCGCCACGCCCCGGAGCGTTGCGGTCGGATGGCGCCGACACCACGCCAGCACCCACCGGCTCAGTAGGCCCCTCTTCGCCCGCGCGGGCGCCGGGTCTTCTTGCGTGGCTTCTTCTTCGACTGCTTCTTCGCCATGACCCACCCCTCCTCCTTGAACCGCCCAACATCGACCCGCGTCGCGAAGTCGACGTGTGCGCAATCCTCCGGTTTGATTGTCTCACCCTCGCGCCGCCGATCGTAGCTATCTATTCTGGCCTCGATCGCGCGCAGCGCGTCGATGCGTTGCAGAAAGTTCCCGCGGTGTGTCGGTAGGCCCTCGACGAGTCCACCAAGGCGATTGACGGCCATCGAGATCGTGGCTTCGCGCGCGGCTAAGACAATATCCGCGTCGCGGAGGAGGACATCCACCTCGGCCGCCTCATCCTTGCCAAGCGGCACAAGCGCCGCAGACGGATCATACGCGGTCGAATGTGAGCCGCGTGTGGTGAGGCTCACGTCCGTATCAATCCGCGTCGTATCGACAAGCTTTGTGATCGCGTCGATTAACACTTGCGCCTCTTTTGGCTTCATGCCTTCTTCTCGTCGGCCACGACTTGCAGCACATGAATCGCCTCCGTGAGCGTCGCACGAGCACCGTCATGGATGTCCAGAATGCTTCGCAGGTTGATCAGCCTCGTCGCCGCCGTGGCCGCCCGCGCCTTGATCGGCTTCGGCTTTTCGATGTCCCGTTTACCGTAGGACGTATTCACGATTCCGCCTCCTGCTGTTACGATCGTTCGGCACGAACGCGAAGGGCCGACGTCGACAGGCGCCGGCGGCCTGCGCTTGCGCGCTTGCGCCCGGAAATGAACAGCTTCGCGCGACTTACAGTCGAGCCAGATCCAGAGCGCCGCTTCGCAGCGCCGACACAGATGTTCATAGCAAGAGACGGACGAGCCACGTCCCAAGCCCGCCGGCGAGGCCGATCGCGAAAGCCCGCACACAGTCTCGGCAGAGCACGCCCCAGGTTAACCACGTGCCGCAATTGGCGCAATACCCGCGGCGGGTCATACTCAGTGCCGCGCCGGGATTGCTGGCATCTGATACGACGCCGTCGTCTGCAGTCGCTTCTCGCCCTCGGGCTCAATCGGCACGTGCAGCTCCAACTCGTCGATCGAGACGGTCGGTCGCTCAAAGCTGATGCCGGCGTGCAGCCCTACGAAGCGCATCGGGGAACCACAATCGAGACAGTGAATCGTCACGTCCGCGATGAATTTGCCGCTGTCTTTGAGCCGGTTGACCTGCACTTGTGCTGTGAACTCAAAGTGTCGGCAGTCCTCCGGCTTCATTTTGTCGACTGAGCTGCGATAGGAACTATCCATGGCTCGCTTCGCTCCATTCTGCCTTGGCCGTCACTTCGTCAGCGCACTCCTGCTCTCGCCAATTTGTTCAAAACGCTCGATCACGTCCTCCGTAATCGCCAGTTCAAGACGACTCGCCGCAGCCCTGAGCGCCGCCGCAGCCAGATACAACCGTGGGCCGAGCGCGTCACGATCGGCCGCATTGGCGATCGACCACTCGAACAGCGTGTCTTTGATTGCCGCGTTGAGCGTCACCTCGATGGTGATGGTATCGATCGTCTCGCGCTCGCCGAGCCGCCGGAGAAACTCGATCAAGACCTTGTCTGAAATAACGACGGTCAAATCACCTGGGGCGCGGTCTCTCGTGAAATTCACTTCCACGCCTCTTAATGCTTTGACGGCATACTTCCAACGATCCTTGGTCATGCGGACCTCGCTGCGTCCTGCGCCCACAGACGCGCGTCGTTCCCGAACACGTCCCAACCCTCGACGCGCTGGCGCCCGAACAGCTCGAGATACGGACCGCGCGTCCAGTGCGCCATGATCCACGCGCGGACGCTCTCCGGCTTCCCGCTGTGCTCGAGGCCGCGGCGCTCGACGAACACACTATCGGCGTGCGGCGTCGGCACGTCCGGCAGCGCCGAGCCACGGGTCGCAATGATCAAGTGTTCGTGTGTGACCTGGCTCGCGTAGTGCCCCGGCATCCCCAACACCTTATCCCAGACGCGGCCCGTCTTCGGCGTGAAGCCCCAGGCTTCGATGACGTCGCGCGGACCGGGGTTCTCGTAGAGCATCGTCGCCGTGACCCAGAAGAACAGAATCGCATCCTTCAGCGCGTGCGCCTTCACCGGCAGGTCGCACAACTCCGCGATCGTCAGGCTGGGAAAATGCCGCGCCGCTTTCCCGAGCGACCCATCGATCGTCGGCCCGCTGTCCGTGTAGGTCCACGGACAATCCGCGTAGATGACGCGATACATGCCCTCGAGAACGGCTTGCCCGTCGATGATCTTCGTCCGCT